GGACTGTAAAAACTGCAAGCAACCCATTAATCCGACAGAAGTTTACACAGACTTTTACTACTGCGACGTATGCAAAAAAACCTTTGGAGTGACAGACAATGATCAAGATCCTGAAATTCACACCTAAAGAAGCCGGTGCGCTCAAAGGCTTTGCCGACATCCTCATTGAAGCCTGGGGTTTCGAAATTCGCGAATGTGGCATCTTCGAAGCTGGAGGCAAGCGATGGATGAACTTCCCGAGCAGGCAATATGAGAAAGACGGAAAGAAGCAATACTTCGCCTACAATCGCTTTACTGAACGCGAGAAGGGGGACGCCTTCCAAGCAGCGTTTTTCAAAGCCCTGGAGGCGTTTAAACGCGAAAATCAGCCCTCGGTGAATGCGGAGTACAAAGCGCCTATTCAAACGGACATGTTCGACCCGGGGGAGTGCCCATTTTGACTAAGCTTTGGTTCAAGACCAAAAACGACCAGATCGTTGATCTGAATTGTGACAATCAGTTTTTCGCTATTTACGAAATCTCTCCTTTTCAGGGATCAATATCACCAGTTAAATATTGTGTTTCATCAAATCAAATTTGCGATACTTTAGGTGTTTTCGATACAAAAGAAGAGGCGCAGGCATACCTCGACGAAATCCATAATCTTCTTATCGGGGATATACTTTATAGATGCGACGAATGCAAGAAATATCCGCCGCTACCACCAATTACCAAAAAAGTAGATTCTGGTAGCAAATCGATAGAAGATTTTCACCCTTGGGATGAATTCTTGAAAGCTAGAGTCAAAGCTTTGAAATGGGCTAAGAAAGAAATGAAACACGATAATGAAAGAATAGCATATCAATTTTCGATGGATGCCGAACAGGTTCGGTTGATCCTTGAATACGCGGAAAAACAACACAGTAGCAAATCGGTAGAAGAATGAGCGAACCCAGGCAACTCATAATATTTATTCTTTTGATCTACGTCGCTGTAATGGTCACAAACATTTGGATTGATTCAAGATGATTGAGTGGATGCTAATAAAAAAACTTCAAGCCCAATGCTTTTTTCTTTCTATACTCCTATTTTTTAAAAGAGGCCGGATAAACGCTTTGAGACAGGAAAACGAACGCATCAGGAAGCTTTTAGATGATTGAGTGGATCAACGGATCAATACCTCCCAAGAACATATGCACTCGACTGGTGAACACTATCGAAGGAACGCAATTCGGTCATTGGAACGGCTATCACTGGAAAAGCGAGCTTTACGAAGATGAAGACGGGAGTTTAAACAGTGATTTCCTTCATGTCATGTCATGGCTAAAGACACCGCAGGACGAAAATGATTGAGTGGATCAAAACAAAAGATAGAAAACCTCCTCAAGATGGTTCTAGATTTCTAGCTAAAACCGTATTTTGCGGATCCCCTGATTTGCTTTTACTTTACTGGCAAGAATTTATTGTGAGAAAAAAAGATAGTGGATATTGGGCATGTCAATGTGGTTGCATGAATGCTGAGGATTGCATAATCGGAGATATTATTGAGTGGGCAGAAATAAATGATTGAGTGCCAATTTCATATAGGATCGGTTTTTTTAGGTTGGTGTTTGGGGGTTTTGTTTTTCTTTTTTTTGAAGGTAACTTGTGATTGAGTGGATTCTACCCCTTGAAATCCAATCACCAAACAAAAACCAACACTGGTCAAAACGGCATTCCCTCAACAAGAAAAATGCCAACATCATCACACACAAGTGGATGCTCGAAGATGATAAGCCACTTCCCCCTTGTACGGTTACTATTCAACGTCTATACAACCCATCCAAGCTCCAAAAACTTTGGGATGACGACAATTGGATTGCGGGATGCAAGGGAATAAGGGATACTATTTCTTCATTGTTAATACCCGGGCTTGCTCCCGGTCGAGCAGATGATGTGGGTAAGGGAATAACATTTTTTTATGATCAGCTTACAGCTACCAAAAAAGGCATCAGGATTGTTATCATGACACAAGAAGAAATTGAAGATGCAGCACAAGATTATTTTGAGGGGAAAAGATGAAACAATACTGGGTAAGAACCGATTCGGGTAAGTTCGTAGATTTATCGAAACTTCTTTGTCTTCGTATAGAGAAAAACGCACGAGCTATTGATCCAACATATTTTTACTATGATATCGTTGGTTCGGTTTCTTATGGAGATATGATCATTGAGAGATACGAAAGTGAAGATGAAGCCAAAACAGTGTTAGAAGCACATGTCAGAGGATTAAATGATCTGGCACCATTGCCCAATGGAAATAAATAAAAAAAAAGACTATAACAATGATCGATCCAATAATAACGATTCTTTTGTTACTCTCGTTCTTTTTGGGATTTTTTTTATGCTATTTTATGTTTATCATTATAACCGGGAATGACATATGAAACGTATACTTACTTATACAGGGTTATACCTCATTTTGAGTATAACCTTCACCGCCTGCACGTATAATATTTCCATTGCACATACAGAGGGTACTGCTACTGACGTCATCGATGACAATCAGAGCAACACTCCTAATGTATCACCCACTATCACCGCAACCACCCCGATACCAATTTAATTCTATCTTCCAAAATAGAAGAGCCACAGTTTGAATGCTGTGGCTTTTTATGAAAGAACCGTTTTTACTTATTTTTCTTTACCGATCTTTCGATTACTTGTTCAAGATACGCCTGCATCGTTTTTTCTTCCTCAGCTGCTGCAAGGCGCACTAAGCGATGAGCCTCTGGAGTTAGACGTATTCTAAAATGTTTTTTCTTGTCTATCATTCAGGATATTCCTCGTTTAGTAATTTAAGTCTATCCTCAAACGACATGTCTATAAAATCATCGTCGGTCATGGTGGCTCTTGTATTAAAATACTCGTTCCACAATCTGATCCACAATTCGATATCGTCTGCTATTTCCTCGTTTTTCATTATTTCGCGTATCCCTTTTTTACTGCTCTTTTGTATAGCCATTCAAAATCATCACGAATGGAGCCTGGTTCGTCGATCCAGAATTTGGCCGAATCTACCAACATTAATTTTTCATAATATTTAACATCATCATCAGACAAGGTGCCATCGGAGTGAAATTGTTGAAACATTACAGTCACCTCTTGTTTAATTTTATTTGCCCATGATATTTGTTTTTCTGAACCTTTCATTCTACTCTCCGTTTTTTAGTTTATGTAATCAATATAACACAACACCCATTTAACGCAAAGCGTTATCTGCCACAAAACGAAATAAAATAATCACTGTCCTTTAAAATTTAAATGAGATATATATACAGAATATATAGGAGTTCACATGCCTGCAGAGATCACCATCATACTAAAAGACGAATCACGCACTATCCGACAAAAACACCTTATATACGAAACTTTCGCTTGTCATTGTGAAGACCCCATCATCCGGTCTTGCATCGAAGACACTAAAAAAAACTTTGATGGCAATCCAACCGATGTTATAGTGAAAATTTCACTAACTATTCAGTAGGAAATTCATGGATAAGGCGATTAAAAAAGAAAAAAAGATGATGGAAAAAGGCATGAACAAACTCGTGAAGATGGATAAAAAACGAGATGTCAAATGCGATAAACCAATGAAAATGAAAGGAAAAAATAATGCTGGATGAACTCAAAAATATATTCCCAGAAAATAGCCTACAAGCTGTTACTGAGCTGTTGAAAGCATCACAACAGATTGCTAAATTCATTGAAGATCAATTCAAAGACAATGACAAAGAAAAGATCAATTGTGTTATTGATCATTTCAAGACGTTGATGGACTTTCACAAAAAATAATCCCTCCCCGTGAGTGCATGCACGGGAACCCGGAGAGTCAGGTCTCCGGGACTTAACTTAAACTAATAGGACAATATGGTTGCCGGAAGACCAAGAACAGTTTCACCATCACCAGAAGAATGTATTACTCTAGGAGAAGATCTAAAATCTTGGGCAACAGAAGAAACTAAAGAATGGCGTTGTTTATTAGGGCAATGGTGGTGCTTGAAACACGGACTATTACGCAGTGAATGGAATACACTAAAACAAGCAAAAGAATTTTTACCATATTATGAAGCTGCTCAGCAATCATTAGCAGTTAAATGCGTTAGTGGTACGATGAAAGAAGGTTTTGCCCAAAGATACATTCGATTATATGACCGTGAACTAGTCGAGGAAGAGAATGCACAGGCCAAGATAGATGCCGACCTAAAACGCCCACTTGAGAATGCTATTCCACAAAAAGTTGTCTTCGAAGTGAACTACAATAATGAATCAACTGACAATAAAGTCTCAATTTCACCCTCGCAGTTACCAACTTCCGATACTCCAAGCCCTGAATAAAGGCATCAAGCGTGCCATTTGGTGTTGCCATAGGCGGGGTTGCGGGCACGGAAGTAACTTTCTGTGCCTGTAACCCTCAGATCGAGCGGGAAAAGATATCACTATATTCAATTGGTGCATAGAGCAGCTAATACGGGAAACCTGTACGTGCTTCTATGTCATGCCTACCTATTCACAAGCCAAAAAAGTCATTTGGGATTCAACGACAAACGATGGGTTCCGTATCCTTGACTATATTCCCGAGCAGTTAATCGCTCAAAAGAATCAGCAAGAGATGAAAATCCGTTTGACTAACGGCTCCCTTTTTCAACTCATCGGTTCGGATAATATCGATAGCCTGATGGGAACCAACCCTAAGATCGTCATTTTCTCCGAGTACGCACTTCAAACACCCGATGCATGGGACTTTATTCGCCCTATCCTGAAGATCAATGGCGGTTATGCTATCTTTATAAGTACTCCACGAGGACGCAATCATTTCTATGATCTTTACCGCATGGCAGAGGTTCAACACGACTGGTGGGCGCAAACACTGACGTATAAAGATACAGGTATCCTTACAGAAGAGGACATCAAAAAAGAGATACAGGAGGGTATGAGTGAGGAACTTGCAGAGCAAGAATATGGATGCAGTTTTGATCGCGGTGTCGATGGTGCTTTCTATGCTAAACTTATCACTAAGATGCGTAATGAAGATCGTATTATTCCTCTTAGCTATGACCCTTATAAACTGGTGCATATTTCTGTCGACCTTGGATGGGATGACTCGACTGCTATCATTTTTTTTCAGGTGGATGGCGACCAGATTAAGATTATAGATTGCGAGGAGCATAGCAATAAGACCTTGCATTGGTATAAAGCATTGTTGATGGAGAAAGGCTATAAGTATGGGACGTACCTCTTTCCTCACGATGTGGAGCATGTCGATGGACTATCTACAGGGCTAACACGAAAAGAAATCTTGGAAGATATGCAAATACCTGTTACAGTTGTACCCCGAAGCTTCATCGTGGATGGTATTGAGGGAGTTAAAGTGTTGCTTTCTTCTAGAGTGTTTATCAATAGCGATAAGTGTATGCCTCTTGTCAAAGCAATAGAAAACTATCATAGAGAGTATGATGAAAAGAAGAAGATCTACAAAGAAAAACCTTTACACGATTGGTCTAGCCATTACAATGACTCTCTCAGATACCTGGCAGAAGGGTTGCGATTCGTTCAGTCAAGTATGAGATCAGCATACAACGACATAAAAGCGGTTAACGCTTATTGGGGAAGATGATGGATGTCAATAAATACTTTAAGAAAAAAACAAATGATAAAATGTTTTGTTCTGTTTGTGGTGCTAAAGACTTTAAATCCATCTCGATATATGAAAATGAAGTCCGGGGAAGGATTATATCTATAGATTTTACTTTGCATTGCGAGAACGATCATGTATGCCGATTTAAAGAATATATAAAAGCGGTTAACGCTTATTGGGGAAGATGATGGATTATCTTGAAGATAAAGAAAAATACCTAAATTCTTTATCTGTGGGCGAGCTAATTGAAATTTTGAACAAGTTACCTAAAGAAAAAAAGGTCTATGTTACTTGGGAAAGCACTGTAAACGAATTAACAAAAGAATTTGTATACGAGGCCTGCACAGGATCGATTTATATTGATGGGGACTATGGGTTTTACAAAAAAGATTTTGAAATAGACCGACCAGACCAAACATGCCATCACTGCTTAAATCCTGACAGCATTATGACACCAGAAACTTGCTGCACTGGATGCAGTCGGTTACAAAATGACACCGACTCAAAGAAAATCGAATAATGGAAGAAATAAAAATGCATGAACCTTCGTGGGAAAACTCTAAAATTATCTTATCTCCATATGACGGACAATGGATAATAGAAATCAGCAAAAACGGTTTCAAATTTAATCGAGAAGACTATCCAGACGCACTGCCAGATGACTTTGCACAAGCATTTGTAGATATATTAGAGAAGAAATTTGATGTGACTATGCAAAAGAGAGACGAAGCCAGATGTAAAGCCGCTTTACAAGAGGGAAGTTATGTACATAGATCCAGACTTTAAAGAAAAAATGAGTAATGAATTATCAATTGAAGATCTATTACTAAAAATCACATTCCAGCTTGAGAATATGCCTATCGCTATTTGCGACGAGATGGAGCGTAGACAAGAAGTAAGAAAGCAACTTGAGATTAAGAGAATGCAGGACGATATGGATTTTTATCATAGCAACCTAAAAGAGATCAATAAAATGATGTATGGCGTGAAGGACAACGATGAGCAATGAAATACAATTCAAAGAAGTCAACCCAGAATTCACCGGTGTTCTGCGTAGATTAGAGGAGATCAATCAGAAGTGTGAAGACAACATGAAACGACTAAACGCAATGATGCTTGAGCTAAAAGGAATCGTCGCTATGGTTAGGCCAAAAGTAAGAAATACTGGTTGGTATGGAGAAGAATTACAAGCCGATGCAAAACAAGAGGCTATTTGTTTTGAGATAAAACAGCTGGAGTGATACCTTAATATTTAATTGTATATATTAGGGTAAACACTTGCCTCGAAATTCAGATCCCACAGTGATGTTTTGGCCAGGTAGTGAAAAAGATGGCGAGATTAAACGTCTCATGCAAAGTAACTACCAGGACTCTATAACCAATCTACAAACACAATGGGCGCAGGCCGACTATGACGAACGTACGTGGTTAGGCGATCCCAGCATGTGGGGGTCACTATTCCCACCCAATGCCGCTTTGCGCAAGACTATGTTCAACTTCAACCTCACCCATTCCTCTGTAATGATGGTGACTGGACACCAACGCAGGAACCGAAAGTCTACCATTTGTATACCAGTTAAATCTCCAGTGCAAAAGACTGCCGATCAGTTCACCAAATGCCTATTCCACGTACACAGTAATGGTGGATACCAAGTCTATTCAGATGCATTTGAAAGAGGCTCATTGGTTCAAGGCTTCGGCCTTGTAAGCATATTCCCAGACTTTGCAACCGATCCGGTGTCGCCCGACATCAAAATGCGTTTTGTCGATTTTAAATCCGTGTTGATCGATCCGTTTTTCCGAAATAAAGACCTTTCAGATTGCCGTTACATATGGACAAGACAGTATTTTGACAGGGAAGAAGCTAAACGATTGTATCCAGACCATGCGGAAGAGATAGAAAATACCCCTTGGGGAGGTGCTCCTAAGGATGACAAATTCTATTACATGCCGGAAAACTTCGGGCTTCAGATAAAGAATTTACTTGCATTTGACGAATACTGGTATCTTTCACAACGTGAAGCGATTTACGCTGTAGATACTATGACAAACGAAGTCAAAGAGATCTTTGGAGACGAAGAAGACATCCGCGTTGTCATGATGCAGATGGGAGAAAAGATCAAGCTCATACGCAAGCCTAAACAAACAGTGCGTCGGGCGATCTTAATCAACGGTCGCGTATTTACTGATGAAGAGCGTCCCTACGGCATTGATCGCTATAGTTACGTTGGATTCTACGGTAATTTTAATCCTGATACCCCATACATAGGCTACAAGTTCAAGGGCATGGTCAGGGACATGCGCGATGCCCAATATCTTTTTAACGTCCGTAAAGTGACTGATCTTGATATTCTAAGTTCTCAACAACAAGGTTTAAAGGTCAAGAAAGGTGCTTTAGTCACCCCAGATGATGCCCTGAACGCAGGAAACGGGAGGGTGTTAGTCATAAATGATAAGGGTGGCTTCACGATGGACGATGTCCAGCCGATGCAAATTATCCCACCTAGCCCCGTCATGCTACAAATGGAAGACATGCTCAAACAGGTCATGCGCGAGATTTCAGGGGTAAATGAAGAGCTGCTAGGCGCTGCAGTCGATGACAAAGCTGGGGTTCTTTCTATGCTGCGACAAGGGGCGGGTATGACAACCTTGCAGAAATACTTTGATCAATTTGACCAGTCTCAAAAAGAGTGTGGAGACATCATCATACAGATGATCCAACATTTTTGGTCATACGGAAAGATCAAGAGTGTTATCGGTGAAGAACCTACCCCCGAATTCGACGACAAAGCTTTCTTTACTTATGGTGCAAAAGTTGTTCAGGGTGTACTCACAGAGACGCAACAACAGCTTGAATTAGCCCAAATCTTTGAGCTACAACAACGCTTTGGTGAAATATTCCCTGCTGATGAAGTGGTAGAAGCGATGACCATCCAAAATAAAGATCGCATTATCGAGAAGATGCAGAAGGCGCAAGAGGCTCAGCAACAACAGCAGCAGCAAATGGCACAGCTCCAAATGCAGCAGCTGCAGGTTGACAATGAAACGAAACTAAGCTATGCCCGTTCACAGGATAGTTTAGGGCGTGAGCGTATTGCAAAAATCCAAACTGACATGGCTATTTCTGAGGATAAACTTAAACGCGCTCACACTGAAGACACGGCAGCATTGCTCAATGTCTTAAAAGCTTTAAAAGAGTTGGATGGAATGGACTTAACGCAGCTAGAGCAAAAGCTTAACATACTGAATGCATTGCAACCAGAGGCTGCCGTAACTCCGACGACTGGACAAAATGCAGCTTAAACAATACAATAAATATTAGCTTTAACACGAGGTGAGCTATGGCAATTTATCAAGGTAACAAAAACGGCGATATGTCCGTCAAGGTCAAAGACTATCAACCGGGGCAAAAAGAATTTGCCGGTTCAATGATGGGCAAAACAAACGATTATATGGCACGCACCGAGCGTACTATGGACAAAGCAGCGTCAAAAATTAAGTCGCAGGCTTACAAAGGGCGTTATAGCTAATGAAAAGTGCATATGCTGACAGAGACACCGTAGGAACCATTGCATTAAACGCACGCGGTTTAAATGAATGTGTCGTTGTTGGAGATATGGCTCATGAGTTTATGCCTCAATTGGTAGACGATCTAAATGAGGCGATCGCCAGCAATCCGTTTGACGGTCGTCCTTTTTATATTCTCATTCACGAGAAGAAAGATCTTCTCCTTAAAAATGTCATTCGTCGCAGGGTTGTAAAGCAAGAATATAGACCCTATCCAGAACATGGAATCGAAGTATTCTGGACTAATCCAAAGACACAAGAAACATTGTTTTGTTGGTCATTACCACATCGATCGACTTTTACAAACTATTTAAATAATGCCTCTAAATATAGCAAGGAACAGATCAAAGATATTCTTGCTTACAATATGGAGAGGCTTGATCACTTCGGTTTCTACAAGCACGCAGTAGCAGAGGATGGAACACCGATTTACTATCCTATTCCTGGATTCAAAGACCGTCCATTGCTTACGAAGAAACAACGTGGCAAGTAACGAATTCTATCCCAGATATGCGTTCATCGAATCAATCACTAACAGCACTCAAGCATTAGTGACATTCACCGAACCTCACGATTTCACTGCTGGGGAGATTGTTTCTTTCCGCGTAGGAAAAGCCTTTGGTATGTCAGAGATCAATAATAGGCATGGGAAAGTTCTATTAAAAACGACCGATGCTATAGTCGTTGACATAGATACCTCAACATGGAATCCATTTAGTCTAGCAAATTTAAATGAGCCTGGAACAAGTCCTCCTGTGTGCGTTCCAAGTGCCTCAAGTGTACCCCCTTTCGAAGAAAATCCCTCAGTTAATATCCAAGACGCATTCGATAACAGACGTATTTAAACTTTACTCTGTACAAAATATCACACAAACCCTAAATTTTAATTAGATGAAAAACGCGACTCATCATCGCACAAATATGGTTGAAGCAGGCTCACCTCTGCAAAGGAACGAAAATACATGGATGAACAGGATCTAAACAGCGCAGAAAATGAGTTCGCACCTCAAGACACTGGTCACGATGTATCAACGCAAAGCGAACCTAACGTTCAAGCCGAAGCCCAGGCCAGGGAAGAAGCTAAAGAACGCGACTGGCGAGCAATGCGGCAGCGTCAAAAAGAAATGGAGTATGAGTTAAAACAAAAGAATGAAATGCTTGATAAGCTGATGAGTAATTACCAGCAGCCCCAGGCAAGACAAGAAGTTGTTGAACCCGAAGAACCCGATGAAGAATACATTCCAGCCGGTAAAGTAAAGGGAATTGCACGGAAAACGGTGCAGCCCCTCGAAAAGAAAATTGAGCAACTTGAACAAAAGATTGCCCAACAAGAGCAGGATAAACTCATACGGTCACTTCGCTCTCAATACTCTGATTTCGACGACGTTGTTAATGTTGAAACATTAGAAATGTTAGAGAAAAACGAACCGGAGCTTGCTGCAACCATCGCTCAATTCAAAGACCCGTATAAAATGGGCCTTCATAGCTACAAGTATATCAAAGCATTAGGTTTAGTGGATAAATTGCCAGATGCTAGGCGCACAAAAGAAGTCGTTCAAAAGATGGAAAAGAACGCTAAAACCGTTCAATCGCCAACATCTTATGATAAGCGTCCCATGGCACAAGCCTTTAAATCCGCAGGCGTTGATAACAAAGCCTTATATGAAGAGATGATGTTTTACGCAGGGCAAGCCAACGGTTTATAAACCAGAGGTTTTATGTCTGTTAATATTAACAACATGCCTCCACAGATACAGCAGAACTACACGAATAAGCTTCTTTCAACACCTGAAAGAAACTGTATTCACAATCTTTTTGCTAGTGTCATAGAGGTATCAGATAATGACGGCTTCATTAACCGCCAATCTCGTTATGATGCATTGGAGACTTTTGAAGTTCCAGTGGATAACGCGCAAAATAACCCCCCTTCACAGCTACTTACAAGGGTAGACGTGGATTGCCGGGTTCGCAATTATGCCACTTACGTTGTATTGACGAAGCAAGTCACTATGACGAATCAAGACCCTAAACAACGATATGGGGTCTTTAAACCTTCTTTGATTGACTTGGAACTCCTCGCTGCTTAAGCAGACGGACAACAGGGCGCAAGGTCGTATTTGGGTTTTATAGGATGATTATGCCAACGAGAATTAAGGTTACGCATTTCAGTATAGCAGTCATGACGAAAGTCATGGATTTCCTGAGAAATTTCTTTCTTAGAAAGTCCTCGATTGCGCTTGAATGTACTCCTCATTCTCATCATAATCTCGCATTGAAGTTTTTTGACAATCAAATGCGGGTAAATGATAGGCATTATCAAATCAAGGGTTTCTCCACTCAATTGAATGTTATAGATTGTTCTATCATGTTTATTGATACGTGTAGGTCGATGTTGGCTAAAATTAGAGCCTCCCACGACTTCTTGAATCCACTTGATAAGGTTTTCATCCGTATTAGAAATTTTAATATAGGTGTGATAATTCATAAGTGTTTCACCAGTATATCGAGACTTGGTTCCAAAAAGACCAATAGAGAAGCATCCTTCTCCATCGACAATACCAGAGAAATAACCAATTTGAGCATCTGTAAGTTTTGTAAAATCCATGAGTCCCTAACCGTTTAAGATCATACAATCTTAAACGAAAGGGTAGAATATGTCCAGCGTGAACGACTAAGTAAGAGGGAATCCGAAAGGATTAAGCGATAGTCTGATCTTTATAGAAATATAAAGAGGGATCTCCGAAGAGGGAACCCCGCCCGAAAGGGTCATTAAAGTGATGCGGATCACTGAAGTAACAGAAAGATATTAAATGCCGCTGCAGCCCGATTAGGCCAAGCCTATAAGGAAACGAGCGACATCCTACAAAGAGACAACCTAGAAAGCTCGGCTTCGGTTGTTAACAGCATAGGGGGTACAAATGGGGACCTCCCGACCGAAATGTCAATCAGCGACTTGGACGACATTGTTGCATTGCTGCAAGATAACGACGGCGAGTACATCACCAATATGGTGAATGCGTCCGATAAGATCGGCACAAGTCCAATTGGTGACGCCTACGCTATGATGTGTACTTCTAAGATGATTCCTGTCTTGAATAACATTACAGGTTTCAGACGTAAGTTTGAGTATGGCACAGGTTCGATTAACACACTTTCCAGTGAATGGGGTGGAGTTAACAACATTAGGGCGTTTATCTCGTCTCAAGGGTCAATCACTCCAGATGCGTCTTTGCTAGGGAATGATATTGCCAACTGTTTTATCACTGCGTACGAAGGCTACAAAATAGTCTTCCAAGCAGGTGGAAGGGCTAAGTATATTTATACGCCGCCCGGATTTTTGAACGACCCAGCACATCTGCGGCACGCTGCTGCTTGTAATTTCTATCAAGGTCAGTGCGTAAATAATGATCTTTGGGTTCAAAACCTTCGCTCAACCGGAATATAGGAGGAAACCATGTTACCGTATCAAGTCATTGACGGTGGTTCATTTACCTCCGATTCAACATTAGCGAAACAAGTTCCGCTTTCAGATAGGCCAGACCTATTTTGGATTCGTAACCGTACAGCCTGGGGCGATGATGCCGCGGAAACATCAGTGGAAGCTTGGTGGCGTAATGGGATGACTCAAGGCTCAGCTCAGACTACGGATCAAGCCGTAACTAGCGGTGCTTTGTCATCCGAAGCAGTAACAAGTGGAGGGTTTACCTTCATTGATACAGCAAACCCTCCAGTATTTGCAGGACTAGCAACAACAGCTATTACCGGAAATGCCGGAACTTTTGTTGTGACCATGGCAAGCACTGGTGATATTGCAGTAGGCGACTATGTGCGTTTATATGCAACAACTGGTGAACTACAAATTGCTGGCTACACTTTCCAAGTTACTGCCGTGTCGCTTAACACAAGCATCACTCTTGGCTATATGGCTTCGGCTGTATCAGCTGGTGGTCTTGCTGTGTTTGCTGCAGATGCAACGGCTGGATTTGTTAAGAAATACATCCCTAACCGTATGTACCCACGCTGGGCTTATATTGCTATGATCACAAAGGCAACTCAAGCAGTTGTTTATTTCACTTCCAAAAACGATTATACACCTGGTGAGATTCTATCTTTCCGAGTGCCTGAAGAGTTTGGGATGCTTGAAATGGACGATGTCCACGCGAGAGTTCTAAGTGTGACAAACAGCTCAACGGTGTCATCTGTGACACTTGACTGGGACACATCGGGTTATACAACCTACGCGTTTCCAACAAGTGCAATTGCGTTGGCTGGTGTGTCTCCTGCGGTTGCTGTGCCTTCTGCTTCTGGTGTAGTGCCAGATAATGGATCGGCAACAGTCCCACAGATTCCAGAAGGGACTAACTTAAGAGATGCCTTTGATAATAGGAATAAATTTATCATGGATATCGGTTCAAACGTAATTACTTCATCTGAAGCTATTTACGATTGGGTTGCATTTAAGTTCGATAGGTTTACTCAAGGTTAATCATAATATTTGGGTGGGTGACAATTTGTCACCCACCCTTAACATAACGAGGTAAAATGCAAGGTAAACCAAAAAACAAAAGAACGATGCGAGAAATGCAGCAAAGATCGCCATTTGCGAATGAAAAAGGAACTGGACCGATAATGCATAAAGCAGGCACAAAACCTGCTAGAAAGGCCGCTAAATTCGCAGCTGAGATGAAAAGAAAAGCCAAATAATAACTAATAGGTAATAAATGGAAGTTAGAGAACTACGTAAGAAGATTAAACACAGCAAGCCGAAAGCAGAAGTCGAGGCGATGATTAAGAAGATGCGTGCAGAAGACGAAAAGCTGGTCAAAGGTCAATTCGAATTTGTCGAAGCCGAAGGCGGCTTTTTTGAATTTGCTTATCGCATTTATCCTGGCGATCAGATACAAACATTTACTTTAATCCACGGTGAAATCTGCACGATTCCTATGGGAATCGTCAAACATTTGAATGGGACAAAGAAGAAGATTAGGCGTTACAAGGATGTGGAGCAGACGACCATAGGGGCATTAAAACTGCCGAGAACATATGAAACAACATCTAGGGTAAGATTTATCCCTGTAGACTTTTTATGACCAAAAAAAAATATTATAAAAAATCTCATTATGATTGCCCTTGTTGCGGTTGGCAAGGTCATGTACTCAGTAATAGAAGAAAATGGCTTTCTTTTAAAAGAGGGGAAACGTTGTGACCGTTGGCATACTTCAAGACATTATGGAGAAGGTGCGCGAATGCGCAGCCTTAGGTAATCGCGATCAAGCAACCGATCAGAAGATTATTAAGTATATTAATAGCTATTATACGCTAGATTTTCCTAATGATTTAAGGGTTCTTAAGCTTAAAGATGTCTACACCTTTAACACAATACAAGGGATAGATACCTACCCCTTTGACTTCGATCAGTGGTCGACTGTAGAGGCTCCGGCGTATTGCGGTAAGATTCAGATACCACTGTTTCAAGATAAGGCAAGCTTCTATCGCTACAACTTCAACAGTCAGCAGTTACAGACGTTTGACCAAGGAGATGGGACAGCGGGTCCTTACTCAGGTACAACGCAAGCAAACCCTATTATACGAAGTACAAGCAATAAGCCTATAGTTAGCACAAGAACAGCACCAACGAGCACTTTTCCTCTTGGATATCCTCCAACATTCACAGATAATAATATTTCTAGGGTTCAAAACATTCTAATATCAGCCAATACGGAAACATCTTCATTGCATGTGACAGATGACGGAGCAGGCAGTTTAATAGGCGATTGCATATCGGGAACGATTGATTATCAGACAGGAGCGATAGCTAACTTGGAATTTACTCAAGCTATTCCAAGCGGTAACGATATCAATATCCAGTACACGCAGGCGGTATTAGGCCAACCCTATACGATTTTATTTTTTCAGAATCAATTCATTTTACGTCCAATTCCAGACCAAGCTTACACTATAGAGCTTACTGCCTGGCGAGAGCCTTCTAAAGCCTTACTTGGCACTAATAGCTTCACAGAGCCAAATCTTAATGGAAGACCTGAAGAGTTTTGTTGGTGGGAGCTTATCGCCTTTGGTGTAGCCAAAAAGTTTTATCAGGATAGGTTGGACACGGATGGAGTTGGCGTAATGGATGCGTTTCTGCAAGAGAAGATTAGTGAAGCACGTACTAGGACATATGGGCAACTTTCGACACGACAAATAAATACAATGTATAGAAACGAAGCATCAAATCAAAATAATAATGCAATAGGATGGCAAGGATGGTAAAGAAAACAAGCAGCAAAGCAAAAGACTTTGACGATGAGGCGCATTATCAGGGAAGTAAGAAAATGCCCATGCCTCTCAAGAAAGAATATGGAACAGGTCTTCCATACAAGGCACCTAAGAAAAAACTAGCCACAAAGAAGAAGTAGAATTATGAAAAAGGCAGAGAAAAAGATGCTCGTCAAGCATATCAAAAAAGATGACAAGGAATTCCGAGGACAAATTAAAGATGACGTGAAGCTTAAGAAAGCGATAATGTCTAAAAAATCAGGTAAATGCTAATAATTATAGGTTTATTTTGACATATACTAGTAATATCCCGGTCACAGGCGATTCTTTGGGATCAGTACGAGACAGAATGCGTACTAACTTCCAAGAAATAGCCTTAGTCATGGCCGTTAACCATGTGGCTTTTAACTCTCTTGGAGAAGGCAAGCATAAGTTTGTGCAGACCCCGGATCAAGTGTCTGATGTCGCTTCTGGAGCAAATGAACCTGTTTTATATGCGAAAACGACAGGGAACGCAGGAGTACTGCAATATTCTCGTGGACCTTCTAACGCCATTCCCACACCATTAACATCACTTCATTCTAGTGGAGCCGTTAGTTCTGTCGCAAATGTGTTCGATTTTACAGGATTAACCTTGGCTATGGCCATGCTTTACGCTTTCACAGGTAACAGTAAAGCCGTATATTTTGTATGGTGGGATGGGGCAACCTTGAGGGTTAATCAAGTTTCGACAGGGGCTGCTTTGAGTGTTTCGGCATCAGGAAATATTTTACAGATTACCACAGGATCTAACTTTTACTGGACACTAGACTTCATAAGGACTTCGTAATGTCCCTTCAATCCATAGATGTTTTTGGATTCAATTCAGGCGTTCAGCAAAAGAACAAAAAACCTTTTCTTTTGGTGCAAGACGCTTTCGTTGAGCTGAAAAACGCTTATGTCTGGCGGGAAGAGGTCAAGAAGCGTGAAGGTATTCAGTTAATCGGAAGATTGCGTAGGGTTTTTGATGATCAAAGTATTGGAAACACAACCGCAGATGTATGGTCATTCAATATTTATTCCACACTAGCGTCGCCTATAGTCCCGGAAGCTACCGCACAAATTGACCCGGGTAGCGTGAGGATTTACATTAATCCGACCAGCACACCAGGTGTAATTACGGGTTATACCAATGCAACAAACGCTGAATTCTTTGCACCAGCAAACGGTCTTAGCACAGGCGACACAGTAACGGTTTCCGGTGTTGTTATTGTACCTGATAGCGGAACAGATTCAGCTAATGGCGAATGGAATAATATTGAAGCCCTAGCCAATAGTTTCAAAGTAGGTGTTGATTCGCACACATGGGGTACTTATGCATCAGGTGGGACATGGACAAAGCTAACTGGTGCGATTGAATTTACAGATCAAGGAAACGGTCTTCTTACTAGTCCAACAGTGGGAAATATCGGTTATATTGACTACACGACGGGAGACGTAGTTCTAACGCATACCGCAGGAGCTGGACAACCGACAGACATAGACTTTAGTTACTTTCCTGGCCTTCCTGTGATGGGCATACAAACGCAGGAAATCGCAGCCATTAACAATGAAGAAACGCTTTGGTTTGATACGAAATATTGTTATATCCATGATGGGTCAGACTTCCAGGAATTCATTCCATTGGCTGGTGTGACCTGGGATGGAACAAACTCCGACTTCTTTTGGGGAACAAATTATCGTGGATCAGATGCTCAAGAGCGTTTATTTTTTGTTACTAATTTCGTACGCAGTGCCGGATCACCAATGCGATACACTGACGGCTCTACTTGGAATGACTTCCAACCTATTCTTGGAGGTACTACGCAGACGAATGTCTTAAGTAGTTTATTAGCTAGCGGCGCGGCAGCGTTTGGTCCCGCATTCCTGACGAAACTTCCGATAGTAGAAGGAACCGTCGTTATTACGGTAAGTGAAAATGAGGCAGATGAGGATGATGTCATATTCCGTGATACCCCAAAAGATGGAACACTAGTCTCTAGTGGGTTAAATTCCGGTACGATCAACTATGCCACAGGAGAAATCAACCTATCCTTTAACCCACCATTGCCAGGGTCGGGAACATGGACAGTAACCGCAGTCTATGCTCAGGCTGGAACACTTCTTTTCTCAGCTCGTGTCCTAATACCTTATTATGGCCGCTTGCTTGCGTTAAACACATGGGAGGGAAAAGAAGTCACATCATCGGTTAACATCTTCAACAGATGCCGTTTCTCTCAGATAGGAAACCCCATCCAACAAGATGCCTGGCGTTCTGATGTTTTTGGTAAAGGAGGTTTCATTGATGCACCGACAAATCAAGCGATTGTATCTGCAACTTTCTACAAGAACACCCTCATAGTATTCTTTGAAAGTTCCACGTGGAAGCTCCAGTATTTAGGAGAATATGGTTTACCATTTATATGGGAGCGTATATCAAGCGACTTTGGATCAGAATCAACCTTTTCAACTGTACTGTTTGATAGTGGTGTATTGGCTGTGGGAAATAGGGCAATCGTTGGAAGTAGCGGAGGAGATGTCCAAAGAATTGATCTAGACATCCCCGATCAAGTTTATCGATTTAAAAACTCAGATCATGGTCCGGAAAGAGTACACGGGATTAGGGATTTCAGGAAAGAAGTCGTTTACTGGACTTATCCTGATTACGATGACTTCCAGATACCTACAGAACAATTTTATCCTAATAGAACACTACTCTATAACTATCGAAATAACACTTATGCTTTCTTCCGTAATACAGTGACATGTTTCGGGAACTTCCAGTATCCTGCAAATATTACTTGGGATCGATTGGATGTATTTTGGGATAATTATAACGTATTTTGGGATGATGGCGTACAGGAAGGGATGCCCCTTATTGCCTCTGGCAATCAACAAGGGTTTTGTCACTTCTATGGCTACGCGGATGTAGAAAATGGAGCAGATAGCACGATCGTCGCTATGGATCAGGAAAGCCTTTCTGTCTCCAATGTGACCGTAGGAGCGACAGTAGTCTTAGAGATACTTGATCACAATTTAGCGGATGATGAGTTCATTTATTTAACAGGACTCAATTATATTGTCACAGCCACTCCGGCAGTCGGATCGACAACGCTAAACGATCAAATTTACCTAGTCAAATTGCAAGACGAGGACAATGTCATCTTGTTTAAATGGGATGAATCATCGCAGCAACCCTATTCCAATTTCACGGTTACCAATGTCGGCGATTATATGGGTGGAGGTGTGGCAGCTTTGTTTCCGCGAATGGAAATGGTTACCAAGGATTTTAACCCATTGAAGCAAGCTCTAGGAATGAACATCAAAACATCTTACATAGACTTTTTGTTTGATGCGACAGTGCCGAGTTCCCTCAATATTAAGATGAAGATGAACACCAACATCAACAATGAGGGTAATCTCCTCATCGGAAATAAGAATGTTGAGATGTCTAACAGCAAGACGGGATATGTTCAGGGAGCAACACAAGCAAGTGTAGGTGTCATTACTTCTGCAAACCACTGTCTCTTGAATGGAGATCAGATCTCTTTTCAGCAGGTGGGAGGGATGGTCGAACTTAATGGAAATAATTATACTGTTACTTTTATTTCTACTGATACTTTTAGTTTAACCAATATATTCGGCGTAGTCGTAGACACCACAGCATTTACCGCCTATACAAGCGGAGGATTCTGGGAACAGACAAAAGAACAGTACTTTTCGCTTAGCGCTGATTATGCGTGGCATCGGTTTTATTCAACCTGCTTCGGTCAATACTTTGCTCTGATCATGTCATATGACAACAATCAAATGAGCCAATTAAGCACACATCAACAAAATTTCGCCCTTAATGCCATGAAGTTATGGTATAGACCGGGCGGACGCAATATTTTCGGTAAATAATGTCATTTTCCAGCGATAGACCAGGCTTACAAAATCAATTACCTTTGAGTGTCGAGCTTTCCGATGACCCAAAGGAAATGCGCTTTGACATAAACGATCTGTATCAAGGGATCGTTAGCGCAATGAACAATAAAATCGGTGGCCTTTACGTCCCCGAAGAGAAGATCAATAGCGAGCAGTATTTCAACATTGCTAATGTCCAACAATTTAGGAACGTATATCGCATGACTATTGACGTCGGAGCGTTGCCTAACACCGGAAGCAAAAGCGTTGCGCATAACATTGTGGGATGGAACTCAGCCTATAGATTGACTGCTGCGTGGGGAGCTGCGACAGATCCGGTAAATTTGGAAGCTTTGCCAATACCGAATGATGGAATATTCTTAAAAAATAACTCTACAACTGTTACTGTAACAACAACGAGCGATTTTTCAGCTTTCACTGCTTCAACGATCGTACTCGAATTCACGAAAGGATAAATTATGGCCGCGTTTATGCCCCTTTTAGCCCTTGGCGGATCGATGCTCTACGATAAGTTTGGCAAGTCCGATAAGATGCAGCAAGTCCCTACTATGACAAAAGAGCAACAAACGCTCTTAAACCAAATGATGCAAATGATAGGTCCAAAGGGACAACTTGGACAAGGCAATCAGCAAGGGATAGGTCTACAACGACAATATATGGACCCATCTTCTGAGGCGGTCAACCAATTCGCACAACCTTATATGAATCAATTCGAGCAACAGACTGTGCCAGGACTTGCTGAGAGGTTCGCAGGAATGGGTGGAATGGGAGGTGGCTTGTCTAGTTCTGGTTTTGGACAAGCTCTCAGCTCGGCGGGAGGTAACCTTCAGGCTCAATTAGCCCAACTGAAAGCGGGATTAGGTCAACAAGCAGCGCAAAGTCTAATGGGTCAATATGGGCAAATGTCACAAATGGGACTGAATGCGCAGCCGTTCGGGTACGCTAAGCCTCAGCAAGGTGCTACGCAAGGATTCTTGCAGGCATGGGGTCAAGGTGGGTTTCCTGGATTGCAAGGCTTCGGGGGTGGAGGTGGCAATCAATATCCTTTAACGGGAGGGTACGACCAACAATTTAGACAAGGTGGGGTATTCTAATGGTTCAAGTTTTTGATATGACTCCAACCCCCTCAAGTGCGGGCATGATTGGACAAGCTTTGGGAACTGGTTTCACCAAACGAGCTGGATTGGCTGATGCAGAAAGAGCCGCTGAAATGGCCAACACTACCCAAGATCCTGTGAAATTAGCTTTTGCATTGGCAAGAGCAAACATGGCCGCTCCAGGGTTGGAAAGATCTCTTGGTCCTATTTACCAATCTCTATTATCCCGAATGGCTACAGGAGGGGGACTAGGTCAACCAGGACAACAAGGTAGTTTCGAGCAACCAGCACAAGGGACAAATGTAGGTGAACAACCGCAGCCGATATCGGAAACACAACCCACATCATTTGAACAACTTAAAAAAGTTTTTCCTGACATTCAAGAACCTCAAGAACAATTTAACCCGGCTATTTATGGACAAGAATTAGAACCCTCTGCACTTGGTATGGGTCCATTACCATCACTTTATACACCTCAACAAATAACAAACCAACGTTTAGCAGACCAAAAATCAGGATTTCCAGAATCTCCAAAAGCCATGGCGATGGAAAAGTTCAATGAACAATCTAGACAACAAATTCATGATTATCAAAATGCAGCGCAGACCCATAGTTCATTGGCACAAGCTCGCGTGGTTAGGCAAAATCAGTTTAGGGATGAGTTAAAGGCAAAGTCAGGTTTAAAAAATGAAGATGATCTAGCCACCCTTGAAACATTTGCGAATTTGCCAGACTTTAGAAACATTAACAATGATTCAATCCGAGCTCAAAAAGCGGTAAGCGCATTCAATAACTATCAAGGCGCAAAAGCATCATTTGAAGAGGGATCTGTTAGACCGAATTATACGAGTCGCGATTATCCAACGAAGATGGATACCTTGAAAGGATTGCTCCAACCATTTATCAAATATGGTCAACTGGATAAGGCTAGGGAGATATTAGCAAAAAACAATTGGTCTGAAACAGAGATAGCCAAGATCACAAATCCCTTGGATAAATCGATCGAGGAAGAATTTAAAACACTTCCCAATTTATCTAGGAATGTTTACGAACATGCCAGAAATCCCAAGAATATGACCGATGAACAGTTTGTTCAGAATCAACAAAAGTCTACTAAGCAATGGGAAAATAAACTCGTTCAGAAGATTAAGAAAGGTGTAACCGACCCACAAACACAACAAGTCTTTAAACCAGGAACATCTCTGATTTTACTAGCTTCTGAGGCGGATCGTCAAGGAGTAGACCCACGAAACTTTGCCTTAATGATAAACAATCTAATACAACAAGGAAAGATCGAACTGGATGATTATCAATTTTCTGAATTAGGAAAGATTCAGAAAGGATTATCTCGTTTAAAAAGCACCGGCGAGTATCTTTGGGGTGAATGATGAATAATTTGTCTACCGTAGCACGAACCATAGGGACAGCGGAACTGATAGACTTCTTTATTAGGGAATTCCCCCATATAGGAAGAAGGATCAAACAAGCTAAAAATGCAGGCCATGATATCCAAGAAATCCTGAACGAATTGCAGGGTTTGGACAAAAAAGAACTCAAAGCCAGAGAAAAGAAAGCTTCTATTGTAGATAAGGGAAACAATCCGTTAATTAGCGCCTCAGACTATACAAGCCAAACCTCAGCTGAACAAAACAATCAATTGACGCCTAAAAATGTCGGCATTGCTGGATTGGGATTGATGGCGGCAGCTGGGTTATCCCCTTATGCTTCAACTATAGCGTCCTCGATACTTCCAACAGGAAACCCACAGACTCCAGGAACTCCACCTTCCCAACCATTACAACCAGGAGCCGGTTTATCTCAGCAGATTCACCAACAAGCACAATCTCCGGTTTCCCAAGCAATGCAAGCCGCACCACCTGAACAAGTAGGACAAGCAGCACAAGCAATTCCACCAACAGAACCAACCCAAAACATTTTTCAGGAATTGACTAAAGGAATTGATCCATCAACTCTTGATCCAGAAAAACAGCAACAACTTCAGTTCTTAGGAATGATCAGTGATCAATTACAAGGTGAAGGTAAAGATTTAAACGATCCAGCATTTCAACGACTGACAAAGAAAATACAAGATATTATCAAAGGAAAACCAGGGGTAATTATAAGAGAATCCGCGCGTTTCGAGGCGGGTAAAGAAGATCAGAGTAAAGCCGCTTTACAAGAGGCATTGCCCGGAGAAAAAGCTACAGATATTCAGAAACGTTTAAAGATACCTTATGTTGATGCTGTTAGATTGATTGAAAAAAGGGATGCTGCATTACAACAAAACCCATCAGTTCAATCTTCAAACCCACCAGTTCAATCTTCAAACCCACCAGAAAATCAAGAAAAACGAATCGATCCAGATATCCAATACCCTCGAGAGTTTTTCAAAGGTAAAAAGAAACAAGAGATCGAAGAGTTTGCTAATCAAAAACTTCAAGATGCATTCTCGCAAGTAGAAAAAGGCATATCTGAAGGCGAAGATTACGGTGTTTTCCACGGAGATGAGTGGCAGGCAGTAGGTCATAAAGACGTAAATGAAGGATCTCCGATTGCTCCCAATGAACCGAAAAGGAATATCCAACCTGGTAAGAAGTTAATCCAAGTGATCGAAGAGCATGTTCCCATAAGAGGACTGTATCATTATTATTTCGACACGCCAGAAAAACGTAAAAGAATGCCTTTTAACAAGTTTTCTAGGGGTTATGAAAAAGCTATCGAAGAGATGATTGTAAGGAAGACCAATCCTGAACTTTATGCAGATAAACAGAAAAAAGAGAATGAATTTCTCACCTCTATTCAAAAAAATGAAATGCCCAAATCAGACTTGTTTGATGACATGCAAGAAGTTCTCGAACAGGTCTTGTTCCGACAATATGATGATGAATTCGAAGATTACCTAACCCAGATGATTAAGAAAATACGATGATCACTCAAGAAATGAAAAACAAGATTCGATCGATGACCAGGAAAGAGATAATTTCTTTATATGAGAAGGTCAAAAAGATGAGGAAGAAAAAAACTACTCATAAGAAATTGGCATAAAACCATTCCAGATATACCAAAAGATTGCCGTAATACATTTCCACAATAAAAATATTCCTAGCGATACAAGGAAAGAATAATAACACATAATGAATATTGCATTTGATCCCTCTGCACCAGCCAGAGATATCTTGTTGTGTAATACTATAGATCCTAAATGAGCCATATAACATCCAGAAAGAACTGGCAAAACAATAGATATCACTCGGAATAATCTCTCTAGACCCTTTCTTATATTCATTTTACGTCCTATTTATTTTTTATTTCTTTCTTCGATAGCGCATAAGCGGCCATGAAAGTCTTTCATCTCATCATGTATAGCTCGAACCAGTTCCCGAGTTGATTCAAGTTTGGCGTCCATATGTCGGATATCTGCCCTAGATTCAGATCGATTCCATAGCAATAGAGGGATGATAAGCGCACCATTCCCAAGGATTAAAGTTGCTACAGTTGGAAGATCCAATTTTACTCCTATATTTTTCTCATTCGTGAAAAAACTTTATGAATATTTATTAATGAGGAGATTCCAGTTTCATCTTTTAGATTAACACCTTTATACCCTAAGAGATCCGCTGCTTCTCCCGCCAAACGTTGTAAATCCCAAGCATATTCCCCAGCATCTTCATAAGAAAAACCATTTATTTCGTCTTGTAAATCATAAATATCCGTATTTTCGCTCAATAAATCCCAAGCTTGTTCTTCACTTACTCCAAATTTTTTCATAATTTTTTTTATTATTGGTTTCAATTTTTCAAAATCTTCGTGATATGGAAAATGCGAAGCATCGACCAACTCGTCTTCGTTAATGTTTAAATTATATGTGCTAGGGTTTTCCGCTTGTGTCATGTAATATGGTCTATCTGAAAAAAATATCCCCTTTCCGAATCTACCCTCATCATGTAATTCTTTTATTTCTTGGGGACTAGTATGATATAATTCCCACTCGCGACTCATTTTATACTCCTATTTTTTGAATGACTCAGCTCTAAGCCTTAGTAAATCGTCTTCCGGTATTGAATATCTAGCTTTCTTTTCCGATCCAGTATTGATTGGATGCAATCGATTGTCTTTGATCATTTTTCGTATTGTATTCGGGTGAACCTTTAGCAATTCAGCGAATTCTTTGACAGTGTAGAATTTTTCCAACGCGTTTCCTTGTTACATCTTGTGAATAGAATAACAAAGATGTTATATAAATTCAACTTAAATGAAAATGTTTATAATTGTCTTGCCTATTTCATCCGCACACATGTACGTTAAAATTTTAAAGACAACAAAGGTGTGGTTATGGGCGTAAAAAATAAAATTCAACAAGCACTTGGCAGAGATGCCCCTTATGTGGAAATACTTCCGGTGCCGATTTTAGCGAATCGCGCTCCCGCAACATCAGACTTACTGCCGGCGGGTGCTTTATTTATCGACACTTCCGTTACTCCAAATATTATATATACATCGCTAGGTGACGGTGATTTTGCGACTGGCGGTAATGAAATAGCATCATCGACATCATTTGGTATTGTCAAGCTGACTGATGATGACGCACCAGTGGCAACAGTAGCCACGAAAGCCTATGCAGATGCTCTTGCTATTGCCGGATCTCCTGTATCAACTGAAACCACAGCGGGGATTGGGCAATTGGCCACAGATGCCGAGGCGGTGGCAGGGACACCATCTACAGGTCTTTTAGCCCTATTCGTCACACCATCCAACCTCACTCCCGTATTTGCCGCCCCTCCAGCTATTGGGGGGACGACACCGGCAGCAGCGACATTCACCGATTTAACAACAACAGGAACCGTTTCGGTGGCCTCAGCTGCTCCCATTACCATTGACGTGACAGGCGCAGGGAATGACTTAACGCTTTCTAGCGATGCAGGGAGGGTAATTGTCAATGGTGAAGAGGCTGCCGCTAATGCCGTAACTATCCTTTCGGCTGCCGGAGGTGTCGATTTGGATGCAGCGCTCCAAGTAAATATCGCAACTAGCCAATCAGCAGTAGACGCGATCCGTATTGTTGCCAGTGCTGGGGGCATAGATATCGACGCGGTTGGAGCTGCCGGAGAGGATATCAACATCACAAACACAGGCGCTTCGATTGTTTTATCAGCCACTGAGTCCGCAGCGGACGCAATTGTTATTAATGCAACCCTTGGTGGTATTGACATTCTAGCGAGCGGCGCAAGTGCTGGAGAGGACATCGATATTGTTGCCACTGGTTCAAGCGTTAATATCACTTCAACCGAAAATAACGCAGGCGCCATCCTTATCACAGAAAATGGTGGAACATCCGGCCGCATTACACTTAATGCCGCGCAAGGGACTAGTGCGGATAGTATCAATCTTGATTCGACAGCAGGGGGGATCACTCTTTCCGCAGCTTTGGCAAGTGCAGATGCAATCAATTTGGCAGCCAGTGCCGGGGGCGTAGATATCGATGGTGCGCTCCAAGTCAACATTGCCTCTTCACAAAACGCCGTTGACGCTATTCGGATTGTTGCAAGTGCCGGCGGTATCGATATCGATGCTGTGGGAGCTGCTACAGAGGACATCAACATAACAAATACCGGTGGGTCAATCGTCCTTCAAGCTACCGAATCCGATGTTAACGCTATCGTCATTAATGCCTCTGGAGTAGCTGGAGGTATAAACGTGGATTCTGGGACATCAGGTTTTATCGTTGATACCACTGGCAGTATTTCACTAGATGCCGCTGCCGCGTCGAACTTTACCGCAACAGGTGCGTTTGATATTACCATCCAATCGACAGCGGGGAGCATTCTAATTAACGCCGGAGAGGCGGTTACCGATGCCATTAATATTGATAGCACAGGCGGGTTTGATCTTAATGCGGCGTTAGAAATTAACATCGATTCTTCCGAGGCCGCAGTAGCGGATGCTATCCGTATTGTTGCCAGTGCTGCGGATGGCGGGATTGATATTGATAGCGGTACAGGTGGTATAACTATTGACTCCACAGGGGCCATTTCAATCGATGGGGCAGCCGCATCAAACTTTGCAGTTTCCGGTGCTGGTATAGACTTAACGCTTGATGCGGCGGCTGGAAGACTTGTTTTGACAGGCGGAGAAGCTGCAGCAGATGCGGTAAGAGTCCAGGCTGATGACGCAGCCGGTGGTGGTGATTTCGATTTTGGTTCCGGTGGATTTGCTTTGGATACAACCGGAGCAATAAGCTTGGATGCGGCCACAGCGTCTAATCTCACTGTCACAGGAGCGGCTGACCTAACTATTCAGTCAACAGCTGGAGCTGTTAATATCATTTCAGGAGAAGCCAATCTAGATTCTTTGAATATGACATCTGCCGGAGGATTTAGTCTGGTAGCTACAGGGGCAGCAGCTAAAGACGTAATTATCACAAGTACAAGCGGATCGATGACGCTATCAGCTGGTGAGAACGTCACAGATGCTATGAATTTTACCGCTGGTGGAGCAGGATCGAGAATAACCCTAACGGCAGGTACAGGAAGCATTAATTTAGCCTCGGGACTGATTGTTAAAGTTACTGCTTTAGCAAACGCAGATACACCATACACAGTTTTAGGAAGTGATTATGTCCTAGACTGCGATACAAGTGGTGGAGTACTAACTGTAACACTTCCTGACGCAGCAACAGTAACAGGTCAAACATTTGTGATTCGGGATACTGGCGGAGCAGCATCTGTAAGTAACATCACAATTGCGACAGCTGGTGGAAATTTAGTTGGTGGAGGAGCAGCAGCAGCAACAAAAACTTTGTCTGCTAACTATTCCGGGGCAACAGTTTACTCAAACGGAACAGTTTACATGTACGCATATGTCGCATAGATAGCCTGACCTATCAAGAAATAAAACAAGGTGAAAAATGGCGAGTCCCAATTCTCCCGTAAATCAGAACTTCATTTTTGATACGGAATTATCATTAGCAGCAACCTCATTTCTAGTGGGAGTCCCGGTTTTAGTGGGGACTCTTACTAACAATCCTGTGATGATTTTATTCAAAAACCAAAGCGATCAAATCGCGTTTCTAGCCGATAATAATGGCACTACGAAAGGAACAACCATGGCGGTTGGCGAAGAAATCATTCTAGATTGCCGGGCAAATAAAGGCATGGCGGCTAATGGGGCTTTTCCCATCGGCACATCCTTTTATGTCACAGCTCCAGTGGGTACAGGGAACTTCAAAATCAGTGTAATTTACGCAAGATAGAGGTGCGAATTGAGTCAAATAAACGTTCCTTTTACATCCAGCAGCCCAATACCACCCCAGATACCAACGGAATTTGTAACTAATGATGGGAGCGCAGTTCCAGCAGCAAACATCGTTAATGTTTTAACGGACAATTCTACTGTCATTTTTGAGGGATCTGGAAACACGATCACGCTTGATTTTGGTTTATCTAATCTGATCTTAGGTTCCGAAGCCCCATCATTGACATCTGGAAATTCTAATACAGGTGTAGGTGCAAGTTCTTTAATTTCTCTAACGTCAGGTTCAGCCAATACTGTCCTTGGTTGGGGTTCTGGGGGTACAATCACCACAGGAACTAACAACGTATTAATTGGAGTCGGTGCCGGTGGGAACATAACTACAAAAGTAAAAAATGTGGCCGTAGGATCGGGAGCCCTGCAAGATTGTACAGGACAGCATAATACATCCTTGGGTTTTGGTAGTTTAGCAGATATCACAATAGGCAATGATAATATAGCCTTGGGTAATGAAGCAGGTTTTGGATATAAATCGACCGAATCCTCAAATATCGTCATCGGAAATCAAGGGACAATCGGCGAATCAAATACTATCCGACTTGGTACACAAGGGGTAGCATCCGGTCAGCAATCGACTTGTTATATAGCCGGGATTGCCAATGTGTCTGTATCCAATGCTGAAGTGGTGACTGTGGATACTACTACAGGTCAATTAGGATCAGAAGCACTGTCCTCTCTTGGAGTATCTTCAATAACAGGTACAGCCAATCAAGTGTTGGCCAACACAACAAGTGGTTCGGCACAAATAGGATCTGTAACGTTAACAACACCCCAGGATATCGCTACAACATCTGATGTTACTTTTAATCGAGTTCTAGGGCCTGCGGGATCTAGTACAGATCCAACTTACAGTTTTACTGGAGCAACAGACACGGGATTGTTTAGAAATAACAATGACGCAATCTTAGTAGGAGGCGGGTACGCCACTGTTGCTGCCGGTTTCAACGTGCTTTTATCGGGTGGAGTCACGACAACGTCTCAAGGGGTCGTTTTTTCCGGCATATCAACGCAAACAGCTGATTTTACGACTGATTATTCACACTTTCTTTGGTTAGTGGATGTAACCACGGGGGGAGCAGCGATAACTGTTCAGCTTGTCAGTGATCCTATTCCCGGACAGATCTACACATTTAAAGATTCTACTGGAGCAGCTGCAACACACAATATTACTATCAGTGGCACGGTTTCAGGAAAGAATATTGATGGAGCCACAACCCTAGTGATCAACATAAATTATGGAGTCGCAAGGCTTATCTATAACGGCACCGAATGGAACCAAATCTAAAAGGATAATGTATGGCAGGCGATGGTTTGAGTAATGTTGTTCCAGTATTATCGGGAGGAACAGGACAAACAACCCTACCAGTTTCTTCAAAAATCACTACTTTTTTGTCTGATGATAATTGGACGATAGACCCTAGAGCCAAGGTGGTGGAGTTTTTTGTGTGGGGAGGCGGCGGCGGTGGAGGTTCTGGAAGGTGTGGAGCTTCAGGAGCAGCAGGAGGCGGAGGCGGAGGCGGACCAGGAAGTTTATATTATGTAAAAACCGATGCGTCAAAATTAACCGCCAGTCCCTATACTGTTACCATCGGAACAGGTGGAGCGGGTGGCGCTTCAGTAAATGCCATCACGACAAATGGAAACCCAGGAATAGTAGGAAATCCCACAACAATCGGTGCTGTAGTTTATGCAAGTGGGGGATCAATAGGAGCGGCAGGATCAACTGGAGCGGCCACAGGAGGCTCAGGTGTGTTTTTTAGTCAATCCGCTGCGGTAAGTGCGATATCGGGAACTTCAGGAGGGACAGGTCAAATTAACGCACCAACAAGCATTAATTATGCGTGGGCTACAGGTGGAGGCGGTGGAAGTGGTTATTTAGCGGCTACTGCGAGAACGGGAGGAGGAGCCGCAACCATTATAGATCCAGGCTCAAATATATTAGTGGCTGGTGGGCTTGGGGGAGCAAATACAGGAGCAGCCGCAGGCAATGGTAATCCTCCAACAAGTCAACCATTGCTTGTTGGAGCCACAGGAGGTGGTGGTGGAGGCCACGATGGTGTAGTAACATCTGGTACAGGAGGTAATGGGGCTCAACCTGGTGGTGGTGGTGGTGGTGGTGCTGGTCAACTAAATTCAAACCCATCGGGAGCAGGAGGAAATGGCGGCAATGGGATGGCTATTATCATCGAATATTTTTAATAGAGGCAAGATGAAAACAACACTAATGATCTTTTTGACCTTATATATCGGCTGTCATCTGCACGATTCCCGCAATAGCGAAACGATCGAAGAAATTATCCGCTGGGAAGAGCAGTCAAAGAACAGTGCCAATCCGATTTAATCCGTTGTTGGTAAGCTGGCAATTCCTATCGCCGCGCTTGCGCCTATCGGCTATCTCAACTTTAGTTTCCCTCTCTAATTGCTTTCGGCGATATTCGGAGTAGTTTACGATGTTGTAGATGGGCATATCTGCTTCCGGATCATCGAGCATCTTGCAATAGTCATAGTAATTGTTAGCTACATCCACACGTATCTTGAATTTACGGGCGATATTCGCGCCCGTATGTGTGGGGTTTTCCCGAAGGTATTTCCGGATGTCTTCAATTGTGTTGTCCATCCTATGATCTTCCTATGAAATAACCAAAACACCCACAAGCTATAGATCGGATAAAAACAGTATATTCACCAGCGTAGACTGATGTAACGATGCAAAAGATGCCTAATATTGCAATTAACCGGTCTCTATTCATGTTTATTTATCTGTTCTTTGATTGATTCAATAGCTGATGTCAACTTCCTGATATCTTCGACAAGATGCCACATCTGATGTTCGATGCCTTCAAGTCTATCATCTTCTTTAACAAGAGAGTTAAGAAAAAGAGTCATCTTTTCTTCAATACTTTGCATGTATATTCATGCTCATTATCACAAAGGGGACAAGTGCAAATCTTTGTCTTTTGAATAGGATCGTATAAGTAAATGTGTAGACTCATTTATTTTTAGTTCTCCCCCAATTCCAAAAACCATATATGTGGAAACACAAGCTTACAAAACAACCACCAGTTTGAACCCATAAATCCATATTCCAATTCCTTGCCATCCAATAAAGAAGACATATTGTCCAAAGGATGAAGCATACACGCTGCCCTCGGACATTGAACCATCGTCCAAGTTTCCCTAACACTGTAAAAATAAGGTCTGTTAATTCACCCAATGTAAACCTAACGTCTGGTAATGAATATTATGTTGTAATGTAAATTAGTTCTTGGTTTCTTTACTTGTATTACTGTCTATATCTAATCTTTCTTTTATAATTTCATTTATATAGCATTCTAGGTGACAACTCATTTCTTTTGGCATTAATACAAACCCTTGCATGTCGTTTATATTATTAAAAGTTACACGATCTTCTACAGATTTTGAACAGAAGTAGCATATCTTTGTGTTTTCCATCATTCCTCTTCCTCCTCAAACAATTTTTTAGCTAAAGAGAACGCCATCTTATGCTCATCATCCCACTTTAAGACCTGCTCAATCAAATCAGCCTCGTCTTTTGTCAATGTAGTGAGTATCTCAAGGAAATAGTCAATCTTATCTTTCATTTTATGCTCCAAAATAACTCGGCTTTCTTTAAATACCAAATAGCAAGCTCCACAGCCGTGTCAATCTCGGACGTGATCCATTTATCCGAAACTTCAGATAGCACCTCGCCTAAATTTTCATAAAACAATTCACATTCACCAGAGACCTTGCACGTCAAACGCTCGCCATTGAAGCAAGAAAAAATAAAATCCCTTTGAGAGCATAGTATTGAAGAAACAACCTGTCTTATTTCATGGTTTTGAATTCCATAAGCACACAAGTCAGCCATTGTCAAAAAGTTGATTGCTTGAAAAAACTTGTTGCACCCTTCATCCACTTCGATATCATCGTCGCAATGAAGCGACAATTCGCTGTAAAAAATGTCTAACTCAATGTGATAAACAAGCTCAAAAGACAGGCTTCTCATTTCTACATATTTGTCGTATGCCGAATCTGCAATGCTTGCGATAAGAGAAAGTCCAACACTAAGGATTTTTTGTCTAATATCGGCTGTTATCACGGAACCAATCGATCCGTAAATTAACGTTTTTAGATGCTTCTGTTCGCCTAAATCGGGTAAATAAACCAGTTCCTTTTCAAGCTTCTTCGCTATTCTATAGGCTTCGTTTTTATGGTGTTGTGCTGAGCTTAAAAACTTCTGTTTAATTTTTATTCGTTCATATCCAACATAATACCCAGACTTTCTCACTTCCTGTCCAACATAAGTGTCGTAAGCATAAATGACATTGTTTAGGAATATAAAGATAGCCGCACACACAAAGCTCAGAAGAAAGCTTTTGGTATTAAACCTTTTAGTTTTTATTTGAACAATCGCAACAGCTAGAAAAATAACGCAACAAGATAAGATCATTGTTTTTTGCCTTTATTGGGTGAGTCATTGCACTACAGTCAAATTAATTCTTAGACCCTGACGCGAAGCAATGGAACTGAATATTGTACGTAAAGCAGTGATCATATGACCATCCCTTCCTAAAATCTTGCCTATATCCCCTTTGTGGCAATGTATTTCGTACATCGCATTTTGTGTGCCTAAAAGTTCAACAACATCCAATTCGTCGGCTCTATCGACTATCTCAACTAATATGGCTTCTAATAAATCTTTCATTGATTTTCTTCTCCTCTGCAAATCACTCGTTTCATGTGTTCAAAATCGTTCTTCATTTCCATTATCAATTTCAATATTTCTCCGTGTTGAGCAAATAATTTTTTTCTGACTTTATCTGAACTCCTAGCTACTTCCTCAATCCGCTTTGCATTCTTTTCATCTTGCGTTAATGGGAAAAATTCAAGCTGTTCCAGTGCCATTTTGTATAAATCCTGTCATCTCGTGTAAGTAAAAACCTAGTTTTATACCGAAAAAGCCCATTGCGAGACACCCTAAAATGATCACAAGGCAGTTGGTAAAACTTTTCATTGTCACATTACTTCCGTTTTGATAGTTTAGTTCAAAACGGTCACCCAATCGTTTTCCTTCAAAGTAGTCCACCCCTGGTGTATGCCAGGGGTTTTTCATTGTATGGTTATGCGATAGCTGTGTGTCGGCTCGCCTCGGAATAAATCCAAGTCTATTTTATCATCCAATATATCAAGGATAGCTTGATAATTCACTCTTCCTTTTATTTCGGACTTTGTCAACTTCCAGCCATCACCTTTCGCGCATCGATCCCCGCATCCTGATTTTATCTGTTCTTTTATAGCATCTGCCCGATCCTGATAAAATTTTGCCATTTTTGAGTCGGCTTCATACTGTAATGCCATACAATTCAAATGTTTAATATCGGACATATCCAAATAGTCCCTTTCTGTTAAAGGGGGAGGTGTTTTTGTGTCTATTGAATATAGAAAATCAGCTGCATAGGCAACCATTTGTGATATAAGCCGATCATCACGATGTACGACAACTACAATCTCATCACCCCGCCGGTAGCTCAAATAATGGCAGTTAACAACATCTGCACAATACATTTGCCATTGCATTTGTGCGTTATGTGCGGGATGAGGCTTACCGGATCGTGCCATCTCGTGGAATTCAATGTTGTTTTTCTTTATCTCTAGGATCGTTTTACCATCCTCCGAACAACCATCCAGGGACGCCATGAAACGGTCATTAGATGCGGAGAAAACCACTTTAGGCTCTACATCTATTCCGATATAATGAAGGAACCATCTACGCGCTTCTGGTTCGATTGCATTGCCGGCACGCATGTACTCGGTTTCTTCTTGTGGTGGAGTTATTCCTAGCTCATCACAATATGTTTCATAAGCTGTTCGATAGGGAGATAAACCCATCCAAGCAGTGATTTTTGTTGCTGTCGCCTTACCCTTGCGGAGATCCTTCCATTCTTGTGTTCCCTGTTCTGGTAAAATCATGAATTATATTCCCCTATTTCAAGATTTTTTAAGACTTGTAAGTAAACTTCAGGTGAGCAATTTTCAACGCCCGCGCAGAACATTTGCCATTGAATCTGTGCATTATGTGCCCTATGAGATTTCTCTGATCGTGCCATCTCATGAAAATCTACGTTGTTTTTCTTGATCTCCAGGATCGTTTGGCCATCATCCGAACCGCGCCTTAATTCTTTCCATTCTTGTGTGCCTTGTTCAGGTAAAGTCATTTGTTTTGTTCTCCTATCTCTAATCGCTGCAAAACTTTCGAATAAATTTCCGGAGAATAAAAATCCAACATGACAAAAATCCTAACTAGCGTTATTTCTAAAACGCGCTCTGCTGTAGAGTTTGGAGATTGTTCGATAAGATTTTTTGCTGTATCAATAGCCAACTGAATTTTTTCATCTTCTTTTTCTTTTTCCATACTGTTTTCCTTCTTTATTAGAAATCCGGGATTAGGCGCCCGGGCGCCGTCCTGGCAACTACGTTGTTGCAGTTGCCTCTTGATCGGTTTTAGTCCGCTCTTTGACTAATCCGAGTTTTAAATCTTGATAAGCGATGGCGGGGATTTTACAGATATCCCCTTTGGCATAATAGACCTTATTGATGTGTGCGATGAATCTGGATTTAACTTCTGATCCGCACAATTCAAGATAAAGCAAAATGATCTCGGCTTGATCCCGGCTGATAAATGTAGCAGCATTCCCATCATCATCATCTGCAACGATAGACAAGGCAGCAGACAAGGCATATCTTCGGCCATATGTTGCAGCCGATCCATAGGCATGTGCTTTTTTGTCATCTACGGGTATTAAGAAGGGACCAAACTCCATCCATTGTCCGGAAGTATGGGTGATTCTTGTTGTCACCTCGACTCCACGATCCGTTGTAGTTAAGTCTTGTGCAGCAAACAGTCCGTTTTCGGCTAAAGGTTCACTAGCTGCATCCCAAACACTAGCCAGATCGCTATATTTGCTTTTGAAGGAGGGGTTTGTTGTGTCCTTCATCGCCTTTTTCATTCCACCTTGAGCTAAAGCCATGGCCGGCGCGATTTCATTCATGTTTTCAGATGTTCGCATTGTTGTACCTCGCCTCTATCTTTTCGTAATCGAACTCAACATCCAACAGGAAGGCCACCTCTTCTAATAAATCCATGAAACTCTGGTGTTTATCGGTTGCCTTGCCTTCAAGATGCACAACAAGTCCCTCAAAGTAGTTTTGTAAATTGCTCATTTTTCTTTCATAGCACTGGCATTCTGGGCAATCCGGAGTCTCATCCGGTTTGTCCCACCCATGGTCATGATAAATATCCATAATACCCCCATTTAATCGTTTCATTTTACATACTGTTTTAACCACGAACCGCTCAACCGTCAAGCCTAAGCGATCGGGGAGTCATGTTCGATGCGATCAATATAACAGATACATCAATTTAATGACACAACTTTTTGAGGTTGAATCATAAACAACGGTGTGTTAGCATGTTTACAAAAGATCGGAGGATTTATGGACTTACGGAGATACTTATTTGAAAAACAAATAACCCAAACGGCCTTTGCCAAGAAAGTGGGCTGCACGCCAAATTACATTTGCATGATATGCAAAGGTCGCTTGTTGCCTTTTAAACCATTGGCAAAAGCGATTAGAGAAGCTACAAACGGAGTGGTGGATTATGTTTCAAATGAAGAGGAGGAAAAAGAATGATTTTTCAAGAGGAAGACACGCCTGTGATAAAAGCAAATGTATTTGATGTCTTTAATACATCAAAATATGTCTACTATTTAATGGATGAAAAAAAACAAGTTTTATATGTAGGATCGACGAAAAATTTACTTTCAAGAATGAGAAATCATACAAGTGAGGGGAAAATACCCTATAAAAAATTTTCATATACTGAGTGTACGTCTAAAGAAGCATTGAAAATAGAAAAAGAAATGATAATTAAATATTTTCCTCCATATAACAAAAAAGTGAAATGGAACGAAATAATTCAAAAAATGACATTTAACGACAAAGAAGCACAAAAAATTAGTGAATTCCTAGAGCTTAGTAGAAACGCATTTCCAGACGCCATAAAGGAACTTATAGGAATAAAGTTAAAACTAGACAAATTTATTGAAAACTCTTTTAATTCTGCCGTAACGGTCGAAGAACTTAGGGGCGATGGAGAAAAAACAGCATGATACAAACAAGTAATTATTTACTTCCGGATGGAAAAACAGTGTTGTGTCACGTTTGGACATGTGATACAGACGCAAAAACGTATGAAGCAAAAGTAAAACACATTTCGGGAATATACCGAGATCTTCCTCTTAATGAAGGGATACGTAGATATGCTATAGCAAGATTTACTCTATTTCACGATGTGGATTTTGACGGGCGTTTTGTAACATGGACATATATCGACAGAAGGAGAAGCGTATGAAACCATGGGAAGGTAAGCACTGGAAAGAATATGAGGAGGAATATGGAAAAAGCTACACTCTTTATAATGGGCGTGAATCAATTCAAGCGGCAACCATAGCTTTAAAAAAAGACTGGGAAGAACATAATTCATCTTCATATTGGTTGATGAGACATTTTGAAAACGGAACGCATATTTATGCAGAATTGGATAAAGAAGGTAAATATACGATTTGGGAAAACAAATCTATAGCAAATAATTTAACACGAGACCAAACATCAAAATTAGTCGAGGATTTAGTATGTGCGCAGACTGCGGAAAGCAAAAAGACGAATGGCCACCAAGAATCATATGATCTATGTCCCACCTGTGGTACCGCTCTTGGTAGTGCATGGGAAGAAGAGCCATTCCATGATGAGAAAAAAGCCGAAAGTTTCATGTCATCGAAGTGGATTCCAATAGAAACAACTCCTGAACATGGACAAGAATATTTAGTAGCAGTGAAAATAAAACCAAATTTTGCATATTTTCTTTGCACATACTCAAACAATAAATTTTATACTTTTGAATTCACAAAAGAGGTAAGAGACGTGGAATATTATATGGAGTTACCAAAACCACCGGGGGAGGAATGATACGAAACTGGATTAAATCCGTTTTTTCAGAATGCGTACGGGATTTCTTTTATGAAGATTCTTGCATCATTGCAAACAGACCGCCAATGGAAAATGACTTTTGCCGGATGGGTAGTTTGTGGAAACACGGAAAAGATAAATATGTAGCAACATACACAAAAGTAAAGTGGGTGAAAGTGGTTGAAGATGAACCGGAAATCCCGAAAGATTAGATGTATAAAACCGATAAGTTGCCAAAAGCCTCTAAAAAAGAGAGTCTGGAAAAAAGAAGGAGAATTTAGGAATATGAGCCTTTTCAGTACACTTGACGAAGAAATATATCATTTAAAAATGAAGATACAAGATTTGAAAAGAGAAAACCGACTTTATAAAAAAGCGGCTCTTGATTGGATGGCTGAATACGATGAATTGAAAAACATCTATGAAGAAGAGGTTCCAGAAGAATCAGAGTAAAACAGGAAAGCCCTCTTGCGAGTAATTAATAACTAAAAAGGAGTTTATGGACATAACATGTAAGGCGAAACTTTTTTCTAAACATAAACACACAGGACAATTAGATGATATTGGTTTAGATTATTTTGAAACTCACATCGTACAAGTTGTTAATATTTTAACGCAAGTTACACAAGATCAAGAAATCATAGCATCCGCATGGTTACATGACACTATTGAAGACACCGAAACAACCTATGAAGAGTTGATTAAAGAATTTAATAAAAAGATAGCTGATCTTGTGATGGAAGTCACGCATGATGGAAAGGCAGATCAAAAAGGTTTCTATTTTCCTCGTTTATCTTCGAAAGATGCAATTCTTATTAAATTTGCTGATAGACTAAGCAATTTATCAAGGATGGGTGGATGGGATGAAAAAAGGAAATTGCAATACCTAAAAAAAAGTAAGTTTTGGAAAAGTGAATGAAAACAAGAAAGCCCTCTTGCGAGGGCTTTTAGCTTGCCACTTTTCCCGGTTAGGGGTAAAGTGAATAATTGTTTTGGTAAGGACACTCCGCTAAGTTTGTCCTTACCAGATTCGGCACCAGTAGTTAATTGAGTTACCTGAATCTTTTGCTGTTTATAGCATAAGATCCTACAGGATAGCTGATTTTCCTACTAGATGCAATCATTAATTTAATGCATTAAAGGAAAATCTTATGGCGTTACACGATCAAGACGGCTCAGAGATCCAAGATCTTGGATCTCTTCATCATTATAGAACAGAAATTCCAAATATCATATTCCAGATGAATTTAGACCCGTGGGAATTTAAGGCATATTGTGTCTTTAAAATGACAGCGGGGGACAAAGGCAGATGTTTTAAATCAAATAATACGCTTTCTGATGAAGTGGGATGTTCGATACCCACATTAATCAAAATAAAATCATCGTTGGCAGAAAAAAACCTCATAAAAATAACTAAACAGGTTCACGCAACGGGTGCATCAATGCCCGACCTGATCCAAATAACAGATATTTGGCCTCAAAACATGCAGGTTATGGCGAACTTCTTTCCCGTCAATCCTAAGAATGACCTTAAACAGTGGAAAAAAGACGATTCAAAAAATAATGAGGGGGGTAAACCAGATTTAGTGAGGGGGGTAAACCAGGTTAATGGGGGGGGTAAACCAGGTTTAGACAAACAAGATCTAAAAGAACAAAAACAAAAAGAACAACAACAGGATGCTGCTGTTTCTTCGATCTCTCCGTTCTTGGAACCTTTAGAAATCTCTCTGCTAGATAAACGATGGATATCCGAAAACTATCCTCCCGAAGCCATAGAAAACGCCGTCAATTGGGCTGTTCATCCGATGACGAAAATCAATACCACTCTTCAGCAAGCGATCAAATGGGCTTGCGTTAACCAGCCAAAAATCCCAATCAACCCCGCAGACGAACAACAGCAAAACAAAGTCTTCGCCCAGCAACTGGAAGAGCAATACCAAAAAAAGGGAATCCAGGGATTTTCAGCATTAAGTAGCTATGCCGAAGTCTACCAGAGAGGAGGAATGTCAAATAATACAGTCATAAACTACACAGAAAAAGGCTTCAAAGAACAAGTGCTAAATGCTCTCAGGAAACATGGAATTTTGAAATAAAACCCTTGAAAACAACTCCTGAACATGGTATAATCTTTTAAAAGAGAGAAGATGGACTGTAAAAACTGCAAGCAACCCATTAATCCGACAGAAGTTTACACAGACTTTTACTACTGCGACGTATGCAAAAAAACCTTTGGAGTGACAGACAATGATCAAGATCCTGAAATTCACAC